GTAATGCTGCCGGTGCTGTACCTGTTTGTGGTGCATTTGTTCTTGCTGCTCTTGCATCATCAGTCTCATCTGGATTTACAACTTGTGCAGTATCAGGATTTTGCGTAGCATTAGGATCTGTACCATTATCTTCACTATCGGTATCTGATTCTTCGTCTGTTTGCGGTGGTTCCATTGTGCATTGTTCAAACGTATCTGGAGGATTTGCTTGCCCTGCATCTTCTGGAGTTCCTTCGGCTGTAGTGCCATCTTCGTTAACTGCTGGAGAACTAGTTCCTTCTGTGTTATCAGTAGCCTCAGGTGTATGTGCAGCAGGATTTAGATTTTCTGAACCTGTCCACCCTCCGCCTTGAGGAACTCTAGTAGGCGACGGAGCACTTGCTGCACTTGACGGAGCAGTAGGTGAACCGCCTGTTCCTGGGCCGCCTTGCTCTGTGGTTACAGAAATTACCTTTGCTGCTGTTAAATTGCCACTAGTAGTTAATTCTCCTGCACGTACTGTTGAACTTACGTCTAGTGTTCCTGTTACTCCTAGCTTATTTGTTCTAGTATCCGGAGCATTTAAGTTTACTGAGCCTCCGGCAGTTATTTTTCCGTCTGCTCCGGCTTTTAATTCTATATTACCGGCTGCGCTTGATACAATATTTGATCCTGACTTCATATTAATAGCACTGCCTGCTTCGATGTTTATATTTCTGTCTGCTTTTAAATTTATGTCTGTAGTTGCATGAACATTGACACTGTCTTTTGCATATATATCGATTTTGCCGCCGGCTGTAAGTTCAATCATAGTACCGTTGCCGTGCTGAATCAAAACAAGGTCTTCTGAATTATGCATCAAAATTTGATGGCCAGTACGTGTTCTAATACGAACTAATTCGTTTGCAGGATATAAAGGATTGCCGCCATTTGTCAAGCTTGCATACGCACTTGGGCCTTCACTAGGTGCAGATGTTCTGTACATACTAGGATCGCCATCGTCCATAACAAATGTGCTGCCGCCTAAACGATTAAAAGGTACTTGTGTTTCGCCAAAATTTTCTCCGTAGCTTACCCTGGGAGAGCCGTCTCTCCAATCTGCTGGTCCAGGAGTACTTAATCCAAACACCATGCTAGGAACTTCTCGCCTAGCACTAGAACTTGTGTGACCCCTTATAGGATCGCTCATTAACCCAGAACGTTCTAACATTGCACATGCATCTTTATCGCAAGGTTTTATAAACTGTGTAGGATTATTTCCGGCACCGTCTTCTGTACGTTTATTATATTCTGTTACTGGACGCAATTCGCCTTGTGCTTCATCATTATACCCTGTGCTTGCGCGGCCCGGAGTCATAAAATTCATATATTGGTCATGCACACAACCAATCCAGTATCCTTGACCTCTATTTCCTTCTGCAAAAATTACTAAAACAGTAGTATCAATATCAGGCGGTACTGCCCAAAAACCATAACTACTTTGACTATATTCTCCGCCTTCGTTTTCGCTTAACCCCTTGTAAGGAGTTACTCCGTAGAAAGGACTTAGATAACTTACTGTAACAGTTTGTCCTGTTGTTTCTGTAGAATTACCTTCAGAATTATTTTTTAATAATTCAACTTTTAAACGTCCCATATACTCGCCATCTAGGTGACTTTTTACTTTCGCAAGATACGGGCCAGGACCTTCTATTTGATCGGCAGTGCCAGTCTGTGTGCGTTTTTCTTCGTTTGGTGCTGTCATTTTAGAATCCTACGTTTGCTCCGTTAGCCCTTGCTGATTGAACCCTTGATATACGTTGACTTTCATTATATGTAGCACGTTCTCCTGGACGCTCATTAATATTTCCTCTGCCGCCTTGGACAGAACTACCGGAAGACGGAGGAGTACCTTGACTACTTTGTCCACCTGTGCCGCCTTGGCTTTCTCCGCTGCCTGATTCTGATAATTCCGGAGTTGGAGCAATCTGTTTATCTGCGCCTGCAAGTTCTACTGCTCCTGTATTTTGTACCGCAGCATTTTGCGCTGTAGCATCTTGTGCCCTTCTTCTGATTAAATCTAGTTTTTGTGTAAACTCTCCCCCGCTGAACGAATGCTTTACAAAAATAACTTTATATATTCCGTTAAATTTTCGCACAGGTTGGGCTCCTAGGCTCGGAAACTCCATCCACCCATTGGCTCCGTAATCTAAAGGTGACCTAAAATTAAGTTCAATATCAACTTCACTTTCTTGATAAGACATTGTACCGTCCCTTGTTAAATTTATTAAACTGCCCAAGCTTGGAGAATTGTAGTTACCCATTCCACTGTCGGACATATAATACGGATCGCCAACAATTTCTAAATCTACCATTACAAGATCAACTGGGTTGTTAACAAGGTTTTCATTAAAGTTCATACCAATAATATTTTCAGGATGTAATACAACGCCGCCGCCGTCTTGATTGTTACCTGTATTCACTATACTTTTTTGTCTGCCGTCTGCTAATGCTTCTGTATTTCCATTTGGGATAGCTGTTGTAGCTCTAGTATTTCCGCCTGCTAATTCTTGGGCGCCGCCTTGTTGCGATGCTGAACTAAGTTGTCCTAGATCTCCATTTACACCTGTAAAAAATGCTAAATCAAACTTTATGTCAAAATTGATAATGTCCTTATTCTGACCTGTATAGATATAATTGTATTCTTTTACTGCTTGTCGAAGCAAACTTTGTATTCCTGGAGAACTTTGTGTAGGTGCTTGGAATGTGCTTCTATGCACTTTATACGGAACTACTCTGTATACAAATACCTTTGCTGGTTCTCCTGATCTGTCAACTTGTTCGCTGCCGCCTACAAGATAGACTTGAGATTCAATCCTAAACCATTCAACCATACCGTTTGTGTCAGGTTCTGCTGTAGCAATACTTCTTCCGTATTCGCTTGCAGTAATGACTTGCTCGATCATGTCTTGAATACGCTTACCCTGACTAAACGTCATGCATCGTAGGTCTTGACTTCTGCCAACTTGACATCGATTAACTTTACCGGGTTGATCTTCATCGTCACTTAGATTAGGTGTAGCCATAGGTTGCGTTCCGCCATCTAAGTTAGATTTAACCATTTGCGACTGTCCTATACTATTGACATTTTCTTCTTTTTCTGCATAATCTCTAATTTGTTCACCGTATTGCGATCTACGCACAACAACACCTGAGATCTTTTCTAATTCAGAATCAAAATCTGCAGGTACGTCTCCGCCAACTATACCTGTAATACTTTCGTAAAGTTGTTGTTTCTGTTCGTCAGTAAGTTCTCGCATTCCTGCACTTTCACTGTCACTAGAACTAGCAGTGGTTGCGCCGTCATTATTTTCCGGTCCGCTTAATATAGCCTCATCGGCACTACTGTTTTCAGTAGGAAACATAATTACATATTGGTTAGCAGTTTCGCTTTGTCCTGCTTCAGATTTTTGAAGTTCTCGATTATTTAAAACAGATGCTAAACTTTCTGCACCCGTTTGTAACATTTCAACTACGCTTCTTCCTTGTATTTGTATATCAGTGTGACTTGATTGATTTTCATCTGTAAGTGCGCCTTCGTTAAAAGGTATAGCTTGGACTCTATATTTGCTTCCGCCTTCATCAACTTCAAACTTTATATCAACAAATTTTAACGGATAGACTCTCCTAGTGTTAGGAACTGTTATTGGCCTGCCAAAATCGTCCCATCCTTTAAACTGTATAACAAGACAATAAGGCGCTTCGATATAATTTTTATGTCCTGCTGTAAGGGCAGCAACTTGTAATGCTTCTAAAAAATTACCCATACTGTAAGGTTCTAAAATATTAAAATTTATACTATGAGCACTTGTAAGTCTAGTTGCATTAGTAGGAGCAATAATCGAATCTATTTCTAAATCATCTATAAAGTATTCTGTTTTACCGCCTGTTTCTGATCCTATTCTACTTCCTCTTGTGTCTCCGCCGCTGCTCCTTAACACCGTGATAAAAGGTTCCCTACGTCTATAAGTAAAATCAGGAAGATTTACTTCAAAGGATGTAAGACATCCTAATGTAATTTCATAATTATAACTTGCATATTGATCTAAAGGATTAGGCTGCTTACCTCCTCCAAACAGACCGCCTAGCAATCCCGCTAGTTGACTGGTTACTCCGCTAAGTAAATTATTAGCCAATCCGGATACTGCGCCGCTAACTGCACCACTTATACCATCAGATATACTTTGACCGGTTAATCCATTTAAACTGCTTGCTAAATCTACAGTTGCACCTTGTAATTCGCTAGCTGCGCCTTCGACTGCACTTGCAACACCGTCGACACTAATTCGGGCAGATTGTCCAATACTATTTGCTAAACCGTTTGCAACACTTTCGGCTTGACCTTCTATCGAGCGTCCTGTGCTTGATAATCTTTCTCTCCAATTTTGAGGTGCAAATGACATTTAAATTCCTAATACTCGTTGAAGCTTATCGCCTTTTGGTAGATAAATTTGTATACCTGCTTCGATATCATAGATAGGATCTTTGATAATATTCATATTCCGTTGTGCAAAAATCCACCATAAATTTTTGTCTCCATATAGGTCATACGCTAACAAATCAGGCCTATGTGTATATTGAACTTCGATAGTATAAAGCACATCATCTGATTCCGCTGGCACAGGACGTATTGTTAACACATCTAGATACTGGTCTTTTACTGTATTTGTTTTATGCCATGGGCTTGTTGATGTGTAACTTGCCATTAGATAAATCCTACTCCATTACTATTTGCGTATCCGCCAGCGACAAATCTATCTAAACTAAATGATTGTACCGCACGTCTACTGTACGTAGGCGTTACTTGAATTGCAATTTGACTTCTTACTGGTACCCAAGTGCCCTGTGGTCCAATATCTGGTACATGCAAATAATCTACATCGGTTGGCATATCAACGTTGAATACATTTACAACTACTGGAACATTCTTGAGAACAAAATCTCCGTAACCGTTTAAACGAACAACCGGGGGCGGTGACCCTTGATTACTAGTATTACCATATGCCATTTTTGTTACAGATCTTAGATAATGCACTGCTGCTATCCAGTATTTTGCTTCGTCTGTATTTTCTATAAGGAACTCGCCTGTAATACTAATAGTATCCACAGCACTATTTTGATATACAGGAAAAGGATAATTACTATGTGTTGGTCTTAGTTGACCATATTGCGCAGAATGCTGCAAAATAATTTGCGGGGTATAAGGAAATACCATACCATTTGTTGCAGCTAGCTTTGACCCTAGAGGTCCAGGTAAATTAAAATTAGGAGGAATACTCAATCTAACACGCCAGTCGCCAGGATCTTGGCTTGCCCAGGCACCTTCAGCAAAGTTTGCTCCGCCCGGCATTCCAAATAAAGGTAAATTTATAGCTCTTAGTAATTTACCAAATCCTGTTGCATTTGCAATTTCGCCAACAACAGCGCCGCCTAAATCTTTAACTGCACCCTGTACAGCATTACCTATGTTTTGCCCAAAGGATGCAGCAGAACCTAAAAAGTTTTGTACTGACTGTTGTGGATTAACTGAATTGCGTTGCTGCGACTGAGTTGATCCTTGTTGTGCTCTAAGTGCCCTTAATGGCCCATCATCATAACTGGACATGTGATTGATCTCCTTGTACATTATTTAGTTGACAAAATTATCTGCGTATATTATAATAGTTAAAATAACTGGAGAGATCATGGCTAGAAGAGTAAATTATCTTAATAATAAAGATATTCTAAAAGAAATACATAAATCGAAAAATAAGTTTTGTAGTTATGTAGAGAAAGAATACGGGCAATACGATATTATTTTACCTAGTATAGATAAAATTAATATACGAACTATAGCAGAAGCAAAACGCAACAAAGCAAAAAGATTACAACATCTAGACTTTGATGCAAGGAAAACAGCAGGCGAAAAAGTAAAACTTGCAGAATGCGAAATAGATTATCGCAAAATGGAAAAAAATGATCTAATTTTTCGTATTATGACCTTTGATCATATTCCGGAAGAGCTAGGACGTAAAAAGAATCCAAAGACAGTAGCTGATACAAAAACAAAATTAAATTTTCCTCCTTTTCAACATTATAAATTCAACGACGACGACGAATTAGTATGTGTAGGTAAATCTCATTGGCAAGGCGGCATGGAGAACGGACATTTTTCAAAAGAACACGGAAAAGCTACAGACAAACTTGCTTTAATGTGGATGAAACTGTGCGATCGTTATGCAACACGTGGCAATGTGCGAGGATATACCTACAATGACGAAATGAGAGGTCAAGCAATTCTACAACTAGCACAGATTGGACTACAATTTGATGAATCAAAATCACAAAATCCTTTTGCATATTACACTGCGGCTGTAACTAACAGTTTTGTACGTGTTATCAATATTGAAAAACGTGCGCAAAACATTCGTGATGATATACTTGAACAAAACGGATTAAATCCAAGTTATACTAGACAACATGCAGGCGAGTGGGAAGCAGCACAGAAGCGAGAAGAACAAAGTAAAAAATAATAAAAAAACTCTTGACTACTGTCAAAAAAGCTGTTATTATAAT